AATCACAAGGTCATTTTTGTAGGAGGACAGGAGCATGGCCATCATCGTTCAGACCCACCGCGGTGAAGTTGAAAATGCCAACGCATACGTGGACGTGGCCCTGATGAAGTCATACCACGCCGAGCGCGGCGTGGACCTGTCTTCCTACACCGATGACCGGCTCTCTCAGGCATTGGTGCTTGCCACCGATTTCTTAGACAGCCGGTACTCGTTCATCGGGGTGCCACTCAGGGCGCTCCAGGGCACGCAGTGCCCACGCTACCTCAGCACACACAACGACAATGCCCGGTTCCCCCAGGACTACAACACCCTGGAGCCGGCGTACCTCATCACAACCCAACAGTGGGCTGCCCTGACACGTGCCTGCTGCCAGCTTGCCTACCGCGAGCTGAAGAAGCCCAACGGCCTCATGCCGGACCCGACCTTCGACGGCACGGGCCAGCGGGTTAGCAAGAAGACGACGAAGGCCGGCCCGGTCGAGACCTCCATCGAGTATGCCCAGGGCAGTGCGATGGACCCCCTGGTCCCGAACTACCCCGCAGTAGACCTGCTGCTCAGGAACGTCGGACTGCTGCGCTCCAGGGCGAGCGGCACGATCGCGAGGGCCTAAGTCATGTCGGCGCTCTACGAAGGCATGCGCGCGGAGGTAGACCAGCTGCTGGCCGAGCTCGGTCGGCCAGTCAAGTTCCAGCGCTTCACCTACATTAATGACCTGGTGGAGGGGACCTCCGTGCCGAGCCTCCAGGCAGAGCAGGAGCTGAACACCGCCACCCTGCCGGCGACCGTGGATATTCTCAAGAACTTCGAGGTGAAGTACATGGACGGCGTGGAGGACAAGGCCATGCACCGCTTTGCCCTGGTGTCTGCCGAGGGGGCAGTGTTTGCGCCGGAGCCCAAGGACTCGGCCGTCTTTGACGGCAAGACCTGGGAGGTCATCGGGTCTACGGCGATCGACGTGGACGGCACGGCCGTCGTCTATGGCGTGGGGCTGAGGGCTCGGGCATGATGTCCTTCACGGCCGCGGTCCAGGCGTTCGGCACCGCGACCCTGGTGAAGATTGACAAGGTCCGGAGGGCCAGTGCCCTGGAGGTCTTCACCCTGGTAATCATGGGGACACCGGTCGACACGGGCCGCCTCCGCGGTAACTGGCAGACGTCCGTCAACGCGCCCAAGACCTCCAGGATAGAGCGCCTGGACAAGGCGGGCAGCGAGGCGATCGCGGAGGCCCTGGCCAACCTGGGCAGCATGACGGACGTCGTCTACATGGTGAACAGCCTGCCGTACGTCGAGCGTATCGAGTACGAGGGCTGGTCCCGCCAGGCGCCTGCGGGCATGGTGCGCGTGGCAACGGCCAAGTGGCCTCGGATTGTGCAGGAGAAGGCCAAGGCCTACCTGTGAAGAATTAGGGAGCGGATGATGTCCAACGTAGAAGACCTGGAGAAGGCCCTTAAGGCTGGGCTGCTGGCATGCTGCAGCCTGCCACTTGCAGTCGAGAACGCCCCGTTTGACAGGCCTGCAGGCAATGCCCCCTGGGCAGCCATGACCATCCTGGCCAACGTGCCGTCGCCGGCTACCTACGGGGATGGCGGTCAGGATGCCCACGACGGCATCATGCAGGTGGACCTCTACTACCCACGCCTCTCGGGCACCAAGGACGTGTCCGCCATGGCTCGCCAGATCACGGAGCACTTCAGCCCCAGCCGCGTGCTCAAGTTTAACGACACCAGGGTCCACATCGGCGGGGCCGGCGGGGCACGCGACAACCCAGACAGGGACGGCTACTACTGCCGCTCCCTGACGATCAACTGGTGGGCCCGGGTAGATCGCCCGGGCTAAGCCCGGGAACCGTCATTTCACGGGTTTACTCCTGGGCTCGACCCCGGCCATAATACGGTCAGGTTTTGAACCAACTAACCCCGACAGGACCCTGTTGGGGCCTAATCAGGAGAGCCCCAATCATGCCTATCGCAAACGGCGTAGCCAAGCAGGTGCGCTACAAGCGCCAACCCACCTACGGAACCCCGGCAAGCGTTGCCGGGGCCAAGCAGCTTTCGCGCGTCACCTCGGACCTGGACCTGAACAAGGACAGCTACCGCTCGAATGCGATCCGCACGGACATGCAGCGGGCAGACATGCGCCACGGGTCGCGCTCGGTCAAGGGCAAGATCAGCGACGAGCTGAAGGTCGGAGTCCATGCAGACTTCTTCGAGACCTTCTGCCGTCAGGCCTGGCCGGCCGCTGCGACCACCGGCGCCAAGAACGACATCGTCGCAGCCAAGACGACCCTCAACATGGGCACGTTCACCCGCGCGGCGGGCTCGTTCATCGCCGATGGCTTCAAGCTGGGCGATGTCGGCCGCTGGACCGGCTGGACCGCAGCCGGCAACAACGGCAAGAACATGATGGTCATCGGCCTGACGGATACCATCATGACCGTGATGACCCTGGATGGCTCGGTTATCTCCAACAAGGCCGCCGGTGACAACGTAACCTTCACCCTGACGGGCAAGAAGACCTTTGTCCCCCTCGCCAACCACACCAATGACCTGTACACCATCGAGCACTTTTACAGTGACATTGGCGAGAGCGAGATTTTCGACTCGTGCCGCCTGAGCACGCTGACCCTGAACCTCCCGTCGACAGGCCTCGCGACCATCGATGCCGACTTCCTGGGCCGTGACATGGGCACCCAGGCGGGCTCGTACTTCACCAACCCGACCCCGGTGCCGGTCGGCTCCGCCCTGGCCGCAGTCAACGGGGTCATCGTGGTCGAGGGCCAGGCGGTCGGCATCATCACTGGCATGACCATCAGCGGCAACGCGAATGCGTCCGTCGGCCAGGTCGTCGGCTCGAACACCTCGCCAGACGTTTTCGTTGGCTCTGTTGACGTGTCCGGTCAGCTGACGGCCTACTTCACCGACGTCACCCTGCGCGACATCTTCAAGGACGAGACCGAGGCGTCGATCATGTGCGCCTTCACGACGGACAACGAGCCTGACGCAGACTTCCTCGGCTTCGTGATGCCCCGCGTGAAGGCCGGCGGCGCGACCAAGGACGACGGCGAGAAGGGCCTGGTCATCACCATGCCCTACACCGCCCTCCTGAATGTCTACGGTGGCCCAACGGCGAATACCGAGGCGACCACCCTGTCGATCCAGGATTCGACCGTCGCCTAACGCATCAACGGCAGGCCCCGTGTAGGTCGCAGCGGGGTCTGCTGGTAGTAACCTCCAGCGGCCGTCCATAACAAAAATTCCCCAACACAACCAGAAGGAGCAGCACATGAGCACCGAAGAGAACAAGAAGCCAGTATTCGACCTGTCCGCAATCGATACCGTGAAGGATGCCAACCAGGGCGCCGAGGTCGAGCTGTATCACCCGACCAATGGCCAGGACCTGGGAATCAGGGTCCGCGTACTGGGCAAGGACAGCGACAAGTTCCGCCAGGTCCACGCTGCGCAGGGCCGCAAGCGCACCGCCAAGCTGCAGAAGACCGGCTTCCGCGGCGGCGTGAGCGCGGCGGACATCGAGCAGGAGGGCATCGAGCTCCTGGCGAACTGCACCATTGGCTGGAGTGGCATGGTCATGGGTGGCAAGGAGGTCCCGTTCTCCACCGACAACGCGATCGCCATCTACACCCAGTATCCGTGGATCAAGGAGCAGATCGACTCGGCCATCGCTGACCGGGCGCTTTTTACCAAGGCCTGATCGGGGACCTACTCGAGCACGCCCGGGGCGAATTCTACCTCGACCAGAGGCAGAAGGACGGTTCCACACTCCGGGATAACTTGCTCAGCGTCGAGAGGCAGACACGTATCAGGCCGAAGGAGTTGGACGTGCCTGAGTGCCCTCGTGAGATGGAGTACGTCCTGGAATGGTTTTCCGAGCTGCACCAGGAGCGGGGGCACGACGCTCTCGGGCAGCCGGAGACCATCAGCAGCGAGAAGCTTGGGTGGTGGTGCAGGCTCAACCGGATCGCGCTGACGGCCTTCGAACTGGAGGCGATTCGCCGGCTTGACCAGCTCTTCATGTCAGGAAAGTACGACCCACCAGAAAGCGAGTAAGCACTAGCATGAGCACCGACATCGCCACCCTTGGAATTCAAATCGACGCTCGCCCCGTGGCCCGTGCCCGGGACGAGCTCGGCCGTTTTACCGCGGGTGCCCGCGATGCTGAGGGCCAGACACAGCGTCTCGGCAAGGCGACCGACGTGCTGACCAAGCTGTACGGGGACCTGGCCAAGGCCTACGCGGCCTGGAAGATCGCCGAGCACGTCAAGGAGGCTGCGCTGCTGGCCGCCCGGTACGAGACCATGGGCGTCGTCATGCGCGTGGCGGGCAACAACGCTGGCTACACGAACTCCCAGATGCTCTCCCTGCAGAAGCAGCTGCAGGCGACGGGCATCTCCATGCTCCAGTCGCGCAACGCACTGACCCAGCTGTCCACCGCGAACATCGACCTGTCCAAGGCGACTGAGCTGGCGCGTACCGCCCAGAACCTGGCCGTGGTCGCCAACATGAACTCGAGCGAGGCCCTGGAGCACATGATCCACGGCATCAAGTCCGGCCAGGTCGAGGTGCTGAAGACCATGGGCCTGAACGTCAACTTCGAGAACAGCTACAAGACGATGGCGGCCCAGCTCCACACCACCGCTGAGAAGCTGACCGAGCACCAGAAGATGCTGGCCCGTACCAACGTGGTCCTCAAGGAGGCGGCGTCCTACAACGGCATCTACGAGGAGTCCATGTCGACGGCCGGCAAGCAGCTGTCGTCGCTGACCCGCTACATCGAGGACCTGAAGGTGAAGGCCGGCGAGGCGTTCCTGCCCGTGCTGACCGACATGGTCAAGAAGTTCACCGAGGCCCTGAAGGAGTCCAACAAGGAGCTCGACAAGTTCGGCACCGACGGCACCATGTCGAAGATCGGCGAGGGCCTCAAGGTCATCTTCAAGTACGTCTCCGAGACCGTCCTGGTCATGGGGGCGAACATCCTGTATATCCTGGACTCCATGGGCTCCGAGATCGGGGGCCTCGCCGCCCAGGCCAACGCGGTCCTGCACGGGAACTTCGCGGAGGCTGGGCGCATCCACGACCAGATGGTCAAGGACGCGGCCGCCCGCCGTGCTGCCGTCGACAAGTTCAGCGACTCCGTCCTGGGTGTCAAGCGCAGCACCGACGGCGCCACCCAGGCCACCAAGGAGTACACCGACGCCCAGGCGCGCGCCGACATGCAGGCCTCCATGCTGGCCCAGCGTCAGGAGCAGAGTCGCATCGCCGCGGGCGAGGCCAACCGCAAGGCCCAGGAGCAGGAGGAGAAGCGGCTGCAGGCCGAGGAGAAGGCGCGCAAGGAGCGCGAGAAGATGGTCGAGAAGTACAAGGAGATCATCAGGGCCGTCGAGGAGAAGACGGCCACCGAGAAGCTCGACATGGCCACGACCGGAAGCCTGACCGAAGGCCAGAAGTATGCCGTCCGCATCCTCGACGACCTGCGGACGGGCGTGCTGAAGCTGACCGATACCGAGAAGATTCGGCTGACGCAGAAACTCACGGAGTACCTGCTCATCGAGAAGGCCAACGCTGCCCAGGAGGCCGAGAAGAAGGCCTACGAGGAGCGCGTCCAGAAGAACGTCGACTCGGTGAAGGCCCTGGAGGAACTGAACGAGGGGCTGCGCCAGGAGGTGAAGAACTTCGGCCTGTCCACCCAGTCCATCAACCTGAACACGATCGCCAAGTACGAGGCCCAAATTGCGAGCGGCAACCTCGACGAGGTCGAGACCCTGGCCGCCGAGATGAAGATCAAGCTGCTGCGGGAGCAGATCGACCTGCAGAACCAGCTGGACCGGAAGAATAAGGACCTCGAGGCCGACAGGCTCCGGATCGAGCAGGCCAAGAAGACCGAGGAGGTCATCGACAAGACCTTCCACGACGGCTTTGTGGCGATGCTCGACAAGGGCACCTCGGCCTGGGCCTCCTGGACGAAGAGCCTGCGGACCACGTTCAAGTCCTCCGTCGCGGACGAGCTGTACAAGATGTTTGCCAAGCCCTTCGTGATGAAGGTCGTCGCTAGCATGGGCAGCTACTTCGGAATACCCGGGTACGGCAGCGACACGACGGGGGGCTCCAGCGGCAACGGCCTCGGCTCCACTGTGGGCATGGCCCAGACAGCATCCTCCCTGTACAAGATGGTGTCTGGCGGCCTCGGCTCCCTCGGCGCGGGCTTCAGTGCCTCCCTGGGCTCCGGGGTCTCAGCATTCGGGAACCTGATCGGATCAGCCAACGTTTCTGCGTTTGGCTCCGGCATGGGCATGTCCCGTGGCGCCGCGCAGGCAGCTGCTGGGGCGTACAACTCTGCTGGAATGTCGAATATCGGGTCTTCGATCTCGTCAGGAAGCTCTTTCGGGTCTGCGGCTGGCGTAGCGGGCTGGATTGCTGCCGGCATGGCCCTGTCGCACAAGCTCTACAACCAAGGATGGGACGCCCAGAACGGTTCGATCAGCAACTACGGCCCCATGGCGCCACTCAACGCGCCAATGCTGCACCTTAACAGGGCCCTGCAGGCGCTTGGTATGAACAACACCATGGCGAACATGTTCTCCGGCGCGTCCACGGTTTCTCGCCTCTTCGGCCGCAAGAACCCGGAGATCGAGACCCAGGGGCTCCAGGGCACCATCAGCACGACCGGCTTCAGTGGCGAGCGCTACGCCAATATCCTCGAGAAGGGCGGCCTGTTCCGCAGCGACAAGCGCTACACGCAGACGAGCGCCCTGGAGGCCTCCCAAAAGGCCAGCCTGGACGCCACCGTCCAGGGCATGATCCAGGCCGTCAAGGGCTTCGGCGCGACGCTCGGCCTCGAGGCGAGCCAGATCGACGGCTACACCAAGGCGGTGAAGCTGCAGCTGACCGGGGACGCGGCCAAGGACCAGGAGGCGCTAGCCAAGCTGTTCAGCGAGATGGGGGACGAGCTGTCCACCAGGCTGGCGCCGAGCATCGCCCAGTTCATTAAGTCGGGCGAGACGGCAGCGACCACGCTGCAGCGCCTGGCCGGGGAGTTTACCGCGACCAACGAGGTGGCCAAGACCCTCGGCATGTCGGCCGAGCAGTTGTTCGGTGGCATGGGCATCTCCTCCGCAACCGCCCGTGAGCACATGATCGAGCTGGCAGGCGGCATCGATAACCTGTCACAGTACGCCACCACGTATGCCCAGAACTTCATGACCGAGGCAGAGCGCCTGGCGCCCGTGCAGAAGGCCGTAACCGAGGCCATGACTGCCCTGGGCTACGCCAGCGTGACTACCCGTGATGACTTCAAGGCCACGGTCGACCGCCTGGTCAGCTCCGGTGCGGTGTTGACGGCCGAGGGCGCGAAGACGTTTGCCAGCCTCATGGCGGTGGCCGGTGCCTTCGCGACGGCCCACCCGGAGATTGACAAGACTGCGGATGCACTCCAGAAGATGAAGGACGCCTCTGAGGGCCTGTTCAACGACGTCGACAAGGCCTACTCTACCCTCGAGAGCGTCGTGAGCCGGGAAAAGGAGGCCCTGCAGGCCCGCATCGACGCCGAGCAGTCGGTGGTCGACAGGCTGCGCTCCCTGTCTGAGGCTCTCACTGGAACCCTGCAGGCCATGCACGCCGAGGGGCGTGAGTCGATCGAGCGGGCTGCGGCGCAGGCGCAGATCACTGCCGCCCTGGCGATCGCCCGGGCAGGTGGCCCCCTCCCGGACGTCAATGCCATCAGCGATGCACTGACCACGGTCCAGCAGACGAGCACCAGCCGCTTCGCGACCCAGGAAGACTACATGCGCGACTTCCTGCGCACCCAGAATGATGTGGGCGAGCTGGCAAGCCTGACCAAGTCGCAGCTAACGGACGCCGAGAAGCAGCTGGCCGAGCTCCAGGCCCAGTCTGACCAGCTGGATGCCATGCTGAAGCACGCCAAGGACCAGGTCGACCAGCTGAAGGGAGTCAACACCAACCTGCTGACGGTGACCCAGGCCCTCGAGGCGCTGCGTGGCGCCATCGTGAGCCTCCAGGCCAACCCGTATGCCAACTCGGTCGGCGCAATCACCAGTGCCTACCAGAGCGCCCTGGGCCGCAGCCCCGACAGCGCCGGCATGAACTTCTGGCAGACCCAGGTCGGCAACGGGGTCCCGGTGTCGAACGTCG